TTCGAAATCTACAACCAATGGTTCAGAGACGAAAACCTCCAAAGCGAATGGCTCTACAGCAAAACCTGGACCACCGCGGATAGCACAAACATCACGCAAAACGGCAACACCTGGCAACAAACCTGTCTGCGCCTGAACAAACGCCACGACTACTTCACCGCATCACTACCGTTCGCGCAAAAAGGAACAGCCGTCACAATGCCACTTGGCACGACGGCACCGGTCTACACCACAACGACCACGGGATTCGCACCAACCATCTGGACACCAGGCTCCGCCAACAGCAAAAGCATGGACGCGTCCGGCGCCCTAGTCACCGTCACAGCAGACACCGGCGCAAACGGATCAATATTCGCGGACCTCTCGGCCGCAACAGCCGCAACCATCAACTCACTGCGCCTGGCCGTCACAACACAACAACTGCTCGAACTCGACGCTGGCGGCGGCTCACGCTACGTCGAAAACCTACTGGCACACTGGGGCGTAAGAGCGCCGGACTTCCGACTCCAAATCCCTGAATACCTCGGGGGAAGCCGAATCCCGATCACCGTCAACCCGATCGCGCAAACAGCCACGTACACAACCGTAGACGGAAGCTCATCCGACAGCGCAATCGGCAACCTCGGCGCAGAAATGCACGCAAGCGGATCAAAGCGCACCTTCACATACGCAGCCACAGAACACGGCTACATCATAGGCCTGGCTGCGGTAAGAGCTACACCAACATACCAACAAGGAACGCGCCGCCACTGGCTCCGCACCACACGACTGGACTACCCCGATCCCATATTCGCCAATATCGGAGAACAAGCAGTCTCAACCCAGGAGATCTACCAAACAACCAACAACGCATGGGCCAACAACACCTGGGGCTACCAAATGCGCCACGGCGAGATGTACTACACGCCGAACGAAATCACCGGCGTACTCAGATCAACCTCACCGACGCCACTCGACTGGTGGCACTACGCAGAAAAATTCGCGACAGAACCCGCGCTCAACGCGGTCTTCATCGCAGATCGAACACAAGAAACACTCGCACGATCCCTCGCAACAGACCCCAGCGATCAATGGCAATGCCAAATCATCATGGATATCAACCACAACAGCGTGGTAGGGCGCCTACTACCAGCCAACCCGTCACCGGGATTGCTGAGGTTCTAAATGAAGCTACTCAAAAAAATAGGACACGCCATCGGGGGCATCGCCGGCCCCATCATCAGCGCCGGCGCCTCACTACTCGGCGGACACTCCGCCAAAAAAGCACAGGAGAAAGCGAATGCGCAAAACATCGCCCTACAACGCGAGAACCGAGACTGGGAAGAACGAATGTCCAACACCAGCTACCAACGAGCAACAAAGGACCTGCTCGCCGCTGGACTCAATCCCATGTTGGCCTACTCACAAGGTGGCGCAAACACACCGACTACCAGCGCAGCGACAGTATCGCCCGTGGATGCACCTGCTAAAGCAATTACATCAGCGGGCGACAAAGCCATGGCCTATCTGGCTCAACAACAAATACAGGCAAACATCGAACTCACACGTGCAAACGCCTCTAAGGCTCGAAGCGAAGCCCAAGTCTCCGCTGCCAGCGTCGAGAGCGACATAAACCAACGAGCAATGGCAAACGACCTACTCCACGCGCAAGTCGAGGAAGCATGGGCGAGACGCGACTTAACCAAAGAGCAGCGAGACCAACTCATTGAAATGCTGCCATACATCCAAGACCTTAACATCACCCAACAACGGAGCAACCTCGCGAGCGCAAACAGCGCACAAGCACAAGGGGAGCAAGTGGTTCAAATTCCTCTATTGCTACTTTGTCGATTACTGCAATTGGCGGTGGTGGCGGTGGTGCTGATTCTTTGGCAGGACTTTCAGGAGGCTCTGGCGGCGGTGGTGCGTATACAGTTACGGTTGCTGCTAGTGGGACATCAGGTCAAGGTAATGCTGGTGGTATACCTTCAAGCGGTGCTGCTTTTGGGTCAGGCGGTGGCGGCGGTGCTAGTGCTGTTGGTGCGAATGGTAATGGAAACACAAATAGCGGCGCAGGCGGCGCTGGATCATCAAATTCTATTTCAGGTTCTGCTGTAACTTATGCAGGCGGTGGCGGTGGTGGTGCTGGTGCTGCTACTGCCGCTGCTGCTGGCGGTGCTGGTGGTGGTGGCGCTGGAGGTGCATATTTAGGGAACGGCACTTCTGGTACTGCCAACACAGGCGGTGGCGGTGGTGGTTCTGGTGCAGGCAATGGTGGAACTGTAACAAACGGCTCAGGTGGTTCAGGCGTTGTAATCATTTCCTACGCAGGCGCACAAAGAGGCACTGGCGGCACAGTCACATCAGTTGGTGGCAACACCATCCATACATTTACAACCAGCGGTACATTCACGGCATGATTACGCAAGAGCGCCTAAAAGAGCTTTTTGACTACCAAGACGGGCAACTGATTTGGAAAGTCAAAAAAGCTCAATGCGTGAAAATTGGTACGGCGGCTGGCTCAATAGGCACAGCAAATGGGTTGAAATATGTTTGCGTTGAAATTGACGGATTTTCGTATAAAGTGCATCGGTTAAATTTTCTTTACCATCATGGATATTTGCCAAAGTGTGTTGACCACAAAGATGGAAACACATTAAATAACCAAATTGAAAATTTGCGAGAGGCAACGCTTAGTCAAAATTCATTAAACAGTAAATTTAGAATAAGCAATAAATCAGGCTATAAAAATGTTCATTACGAAAAGCGCAACAAAAAGTGGCGTGTCATGATGAAAATTAAAGGCGTTAACAAATCGTTTGGTTATTATGGCGATTTGGAGTTGGCAGGTCTTGTGGCGGCTGAAGCCAGAGATAAATTTCATGGGGCATTTGCCCGTCATTTTTAAGGAGTAATGCTATGGGACATTTTGCCCGTGTAGTTAATGGTAAAGTCGATCAGGTTATCGTGGCTGAACCTGAGTTCTTTGATACCTTTGTGGATTCATCCCCCGGCACTTGGTTACAAGTTTCATACAATACCCGTGGCAAAGTTCACTACGATCCAGCTACAGGTCAACCATCGGCAGATCAGTCAAAAGCTCTGCGTGGGAATTATCCCGGCATTGGCTACAGCTACGATGCTCAAGCTGATATTTTTGTCGCACCACAACCATACGCATCATGGGTACTAAGCCCACACACAGCGTTATGGGAAGCTCCAGTAGCGATGCCTACAGACGGTAAAGCGTATGAGTGGAACGAAGCCACAACATCGTGGAAAGAATTGGTTGCAGCTTAATTAAGGAAAGATTATGTCATTGACAGTTCAGGGAACGGACTATGTGCTTATGCCTGTTGGCACGACAGGGCAGCGCCCCGCTACGCCTGCGGCTGGCATGACACGATACAACTCTACTACTACTTTGCTTGAGTATTACAACGGTACAAGTTGGATCAATGCGGGTGTTTATGCTGCCGATTACCTTGTTGTCGCAGGTGGTGGTGGCGGCAATGGCGGCGGTGGCGGTGCTGGAGGGTTACTTGCTTATTCTAATGTTGCGTTATCCCCCGGTGTAGCGTATTCCGTTACTGTTGGGGCAGGCGGCGCAGCATTAACTAACGGAAGCAATTCTGCTTTTGGTTCTATTGCAACCGCAGTGGGTGGTGGGACAGGCGCTGCGGCAGGTGGTTCTGGCGGTGGTGGCGTGACAGGTGCAGGGGGCTTACCAACTTTTGGACAAGGGTATGCTGGTGGGGTTGGTATTGGATCAACTGGGCCAAATTTCCCAGTAGCGGGTGGTGGTGGTGCTAGTGCTGTTGGTGGTTCGCCTAGCACAGGTAGTTCACCGGGCGGCAATGGTGGGGCAGGCGTATCTAGTTCAATTAGCGGTTCTGCGGTTACATACGCAGGCGGCGGTGGCGGTGGTTCAACTGGAAGCGGCGGTGGAACTGGCGGAGCAGGCGGCGGTGGAAATGGAGGAAATCCTACGGGTAGCACTTCAGGAACTGCTAACACAGGCGGCGGCGGTGGTGGCGGTAACACAAATGGCACAGGCGGGTCAGGAATTGTAATTGTTAGATATGTTGGTTCGCAAAGAGCTACAGGCGGTACGGTTACATCATCTGGCGGCTATACAATCCACACATTCACTAGCTCTGGGACATTTACGGCGTAAATCATGGCTCTTGAAATCCAAAACACAGATTACTTGCAATACCCTGCTGGAACTACGGCACAACGCCCGACACCATCTGCGGGGATGATGCGATTTAACACATCAACTGCGCTGATGGAGTATTACAATGGCTCGGCGTGGGTAAGTATCTAAAAGAAGCATCAATAGCATTCGGGGCAATTGTCTTGCTTCCGGTAGTATTGATTGTGATGACAACTTTGATTCCGTGGGTAGTAGCAGCGTGGATAATCAGCAAATCTTCAACATAATTGTGAGCGTTGCAGCTTTCTTAGCTGTGTACGTCTTTAACAATATGACTAGGCAAATTCAAAAGCTAGAAGACAAAGTGAACGAAATGCCACACAGCTATGTTCAGAAAGACGATTATCGTGCTGACATTGCAGAGATAAAGTCTATTCT